GTATTCTACAAGAACAGCATCTTCTTTAGCTGATAGCCTGAGAGATCTTGCTAAGACACCAAGTAAGTCTGGTAAAAGAATTGGCGAGATGTTGAATATGCCCACAATTGCTTCAGAAGCCGAAGTTTCGGTAAAAGAAGAAAATGTGCTTACTATAGACATGGAAGAGGAGCCCATTAAGGCTTCAGATCCCAAAGAGTCTTTCGAACAAATTCTAGTTGATGCCCTTATGGGTAGACGTAAACTTTAAAACTAAGGAGATAAAAAATGAGTTTAGCAAAATTTCGCAAAGTACATAGTAAGACCGGTTCTGGTCGCTTCGTTGTTTCCGAGGGCATAGCCCCCGCAGCATACTTGTTGCCACACCCCGGTCTACCCACATGGTATTACGACAGTGAAGATGATCGTTTTGAGATTGTCATCCCGAAGGGAACCATCCTTTCAGTTGTAGCCGATGCTAACGGTGACGCTCGTATTGTTCCTGCTAACGGTACGGGTTCAAGCAAGGTATGGGGCGATGACATGAGCAATACAGCATGGGACCCCACAGCTGGTGCAACACCCGCTTACTCGTCCGGAGCAACTGACACAGTCACTGTGCCTGCTCGTTCGATTCCTATCGGTTGCGCACAGTATGATCTTTACAGACCCTTCGATAAAGGTACCTCACAGGGTGCTGGATTTATCACTCACGGCTATGTAGAGTATCCAATGGTCAGCGGCATTAACAATAACGTGACAGTTGGTTCAGTAGTTCGTTCCGACGTAATGGGACGTCCAGTATTGGCTGCAGCTACCGATTTCCTCGATAGCAGCTCCGTATACAGCTACTTGCAAGTAGGTAAGGTTGTCGAAGTCGAAAAGTTTGCTACAAACTTTGATGACGGCCTCCTCAGCTACATGCAGCTTCCATCAGATCCGGGTGCGTTGAAGACCGTTTATGAACTTACCAAGGCTGGTCCTAATAATGGTAAGCTCGGTATTCGTTCGAATCTAGATGTAACTAATGTCATTGGTGCATTCCGCGTCAACCTGACACTCTAATAAAAAAGAAACAATAACACAGGAGGAATATTCCTAAGATGACTAAGACAATCCAAGAGCTCCTCTCGGGTCTCCCAGCTTGGGAGACAGCAATGACCGAGGACGGGTATATCGACGCAGAAAATAGAGTAACAATTAAGGAAGCTTTTGCATCGTCAGACGCAGCAGCACTTTTCCCGAAAGTTCTCTCACGTACGCTCAGAGAAGCAGCAGAGCCACAGCTTTTAGTGACTCCATTGCTTTCCACTGTTCGTCTCGGCAAGGGACGTTCATTGGAATTCCCGGCCGTCAATGCTATTCAAGCTGCTGAGATCCCAGAAGGACAAGAGTATCCAGAACAAGCACTCGCTTTCGCAAAGCAGGTAGAGGGCAAAGTCTCGAAGAAGGGCGTTAAGCTTTCTTTCACGGAAGAAGTAATCGCTGATTCACTTTGGGACATTGTTGGTCTGCATGTTCGCGCAGCCGGCCGTGCTATGGCTCGCCTTAAGGAGCAAATTGCTCTGAGCCGATTCAAAGATGCAGCTACAATCGTTTTTGACAACGACGACGCTGGCTACGATGACACAACCGGTCTTGACATTAATGGCGCTGCCAATAAGACAGTCAAGTGGGACGATATCATCGACATGGCTGCCGTTCTCATGGCTGAAAACCATATTCCAACAGACTTTATTCTACACCCCCTCATGTGGTCGATCTTCCTCAAGGATGCCGTCTTCCATCAAGGTGGCGCAGCATCAGGCGTTGGAACAAGCTGGGGCTATCGTCCCCAGTCTGCAGATGGCGCATTGAATCAGACTGCCCCTATGGGATTGAACGTTATTGTTTCTCCTTTCGTTAGCTTCACGGCTAAGAGTGGTGCAACAGCAGCTAAGTCAGACCTCTTCCTCATCGACCGTAATGAAGTCGGAACACTTCTCGTCAAAGACGAGATGAGTACCGATCAGTTCGACGATCCGGGCCGCGATATTCGCCAGCTCAAGATGAAAGAGCGTTACGACATCGTGATGCTGGGTGATGGTGAAGGTATCACTGTTGCTAAGAACGTCAGACTCAGCCGTAACTACGAAGTACAGGTTACTAACGACATAGCCTGATAGAAACCTTAGGGTCGTTATAGTTACAAATTACCCTGAAGCTTGGGGGCGGTAGAGAAATCTACTGCCCCCTCTGCTTTTTATTGAATTGATTTATTACTATTACAATAGGTTTTGAATTTGGAGTGTGTTGAGTGGCCTTATATCTTATTGATAACGCTACAGTAAGCGTTAATACTGTTAATATTAAATTCGGTAGGACTATTAAAATAGCATCCTTAGTTGATGCAAATTTTTTAGTATATACTGACGCAGCTACACCTGTTCAGATAAATTCCCCATTTAGGACTATTAACACTATTACTGATTATAATCAGATTAGTAGAACTTTAACTTTATATTGGGATGTCATTCTACCCGGTAATATAGACTATGTTGTCCGCGTTCAAAATTTACTAGATTCCTCGGGTATGACTATCCCTGAAGAAAGAATCAGTTTCACGAGTCAAACACAGTCAGCAACTCCGTCAATCCTACAGGAAAGTAAAGCTACTGTTTTAAATGAAGTTTTAGTAGAAGATAAATCTATTAGAACAGATATTGAAACTGGTTATCAAATATTAGCTAAAAATCCTAATTTCTATATAGAATCTGTCAGTCCAAATAATGGAGATTTTTATATAGGAAATGATGAGAATAATGGAAGAACTATTATCTCATTTAGTTCTCGCCCAGCATCAAACTTTTTAACCAGTAAGTATTTTAAAGCACAACGTAAGAAGATACAAAAAACGCCAACCAGATGGGAAGCACTTCCGGCTCAAGTTTCCATGCATTCATGGAAACCAGATGTTTATATAGATTTTCCATCTACCGACGCAACTCCGGTTTATTACACAGATAGCAAGACTTATTTCGAGACTGGATATAAATATAGAGTTATTGTCTCTTCGGAAGTCGGCATATAATGGCTAATTCATTATATGCAAAAGGCAAAGAAGGCTTATTGGAAGGCCTATTTGACTTGACTGACAATAATATAAAAATTGCGTTAGTAAAAAATACTTATACAGTAAATTTAAGTACACATGAATTCTTGTCAAGCATTAGTGAAGATTCAGTCGCAGCAACTACTAGTTTACTAACCGGAAAAACAACAGCTTCTGGTATTTTTGACGCTGATAATATTACGGTAGAAGATTACGGGACTAGCGGTTTTGCCTATCTGGTTTTATATAAGGATACTGGAGTTAGATCTACATCAAGGCTTTTGGCCTACATAGATACAGCCACAGGTTTGCCAGTAGCTGCTACTGCTAGTCCTATCTCCATCACAATTAGCTGGAGTAACGATCAATACAAAATATTTAGTCTATAAAGGATTTTTATGAGCACCCAGTATCCCGCAGCGTTGGATATATTGATTAATCCGACATCGTCTGACCCACTCAATTCAGCAACAGTGCCTCACCATCAACAGCACGCAAATGCAAATGATGCCATTGAAGCCATACAAACGGTTATTGGATTGAATCCAGCGGGCAGTCATTTAACAGTTAAGGACAGAATAATATCTGCAGAAACTGCAATTACTACTCAATCAGTTTTAAATGGACTAACTGACGTTACTATAAGTCTAGCGAATCCTGGTGATGTTTTGCGCTATAACGGTTCAGTTTGGGTTAATTACAATGAAGAAAATCTTGTTGATGGAGGAAACTTTTAACAATGGCTAATACAATCAGAATTAAAAGAAGGGCATCAGGAGCTTCTGGTGCACCAAGCAGTCTGGAAAATGCAGAACTCGCATATAATGAAGTAGATGATACCCTTTATTATGGTAAGGGAACTGGTGGAGTTGGTGGAATTGCGACTACCGTTGAAGCAATCGGTGGTAAAGGCGCATATGTCGACCTCACTGGGACTCAAACTATTACTGGAAATAAAACATTTTCTGGTACATTAGCTCTTGGTGGTTCTGCAACTGCAACGACACAAACAGCAGGAAACAACTCAACATCGTTAGCAACTACGGCATATGTAGATGGCGCTGTAGTTGCAGCTACATATAACTTTACTTTAGCAGGTGATTCGGGATCTTCACAAACAATCGATGACGCAGAAACCGTAACTATATCTGGTGGAACTGGGCTTTCATCTGTGGCTAGCGCAACTAATACCATTACATTAAACTTAGATAACACTGCAGTATCCGCAGGATCTTATGGTTCAGCTAGTGCAATCCCAACCTTTACGGTTGATGCTCAAGGTCGTTTGACCGCAGCAGGAACAGCTTCTATTTCTACTTCATTTACAGTAGATGCAGACAACGGTGACAATTTAACAATTTCTGGTGGAGATACCTTCACTATAGTTGGTGGCACAGGCTTAACATCGGTTGCCTCCGCAACTGACACACTTACTTTAAATCTTGACAACACTGCAGTAACAGCTGGCTCATACGGCGGTGCTGCATCAGTCGGTAGCTTCACGGTTGACGCTCAGGGTCGTTTAACTGCAGCAAGTTCGACAACTATAGAAATTGCGCTTGGAACTAATACTTCAGGAAGTTATGTAGCAACAATAACTGGTGGAACTGGTGTTACTTCTTCTGCAGCAACAACAGGTGAGGGGACAACTCACTCATTGTCTATTGGTCAAGATGTAGCAACCTCTGCAAGTGTAACATTTGCAGGGCTTACACTCAATAGTGGAAGCATGGTTTTTGAAGGTGCAACTGCAAATGACTTTGAAACAACTCTTGCAGTCACAGATCCAACTGCAGACCGCACTATCACTCTGCCAGATGCAACAGGTACGGTTGCACTTACTAATAATAAGCTTTCGGATTTTGCAGCAACTTCCTCAGCAGAACTTGCTGGAATTATATCGGATGAAACTGGTACTGGAGCACTTGTATTTGCTAACACGCCAACTCTTGTAACGCCAAACATCGGCGCTGCCACTGGCACGTCCCTTGTCCTTTCCGGCGATCTAACAGTTAACGGTACAACAACTACAATCAATTCAACTACCGTAACTGTTGACGATAAGAATCTTGAACTTGGCTCAAGCGCCTCTCCGACAGACGCAGGTGCCGATGGTGGTGGCATCACTCTTAAGGGTGATACAGACAAGACTTTTAACTGGGTTGATGCAACTGACGCATGGACGTCTTCAGAAAATCTTAATCTTCTGACGGGCAAATCATTGTTAATTGCTGGAACGTCTGTACTTTCTGGCTCAACTCTTGGCTCAGGAGTAACTGCCTCAAGCCTTACTTCAGTTGGAACAATTGCAACTGGTGTATGGAATGGTACCGCAATAGCCATAGCTAACGGTGGAACAGGCTCTACAGATGCTGGAGCAGCTCGTACGGCCCTTGGATTGGCAATTGGCACCAACGTACAGGCTTATAAC